CAGATGCACGTTGGGGGACAACAGGCGGTGATGGCAACATGAGCTATTTTGAACCAGCTGAAATTACAGCCCTATTAGAAAGTGACTTCCTTGATCCAGATGCACCTGATCCTAAATTATATCCAAGGGGATTACGTTTGTTCAACACACGTCGTTCTGGTATGAATGTTAAGAAATATCATGCAGGATATATTGATATCAATGCAAATGATGGTCAAAACATGGCCTATGAAGATGAAACAATGAACGGTGAAATGCCATATTTTGCCAGTCGTTGGGTCACAGCAGTAGAGCATAATGCAGACGGTAGTGCTAAATTTGGTCGTCATGCACAGCGTGGTGTAGTTGTTAAGGCACTAAAAGCATTAGTTGATGCAAACACAACATTACGTGATACTGACACATTAATTTATAACTTGGTAGCATGTCCTGGCTATCCTGAATTAATTCAAAACATGGTAGCATTGAACGTTGACATTGGCCAACTATCTATGGTTGTTGGTGATACACCATTCCGTTTAACTCCAGATGCAACCAGTTTGCTAAATTGGGGTGCCAACACAGCTCTTGCTGTTGATAACGGCGACGAAGGTGCTGTGACTAGAGATGAATATTTGTCTATGTTCTATCCAAGTGGTTATACTAGCGATAACACTGGCAACGGTATTGTTGTTCCACCGAGCCACATGATGTTGCGTACAATTATCAACAGTGACAATAAGAGTTATCCATGGTTTGCACCAGCAGGTATTCGCCGTGGCGGTGTTGACAATGCCAGCTCAGTTGGTTATGTTGATGGACAAACAGGTGAGTACCATACTGCAAGTCTATATCAAGGACTGCGCGATGTACTACAAGACCCAACAGGTGTAGTTAATATCAATCCGATTGCAACACTACCGGGGTCGGGTCTAGTACTTTATGGTCAAAAGACTCGTGCTAGAGGTATCTCAGCATTAGATCGAATTAATGTAGTTAGATTAATTTGTTATCTACGTAGACAGTTGGCAATTATTGCTAAACCATATTTGTTTGAGCCTAATGACGCACAAACACGTAGAGAAATCAAAGCATCTATGGATAGTTTCTTAGTTAATTTGGTTAATCAACGTGCCTTATACGACTTCATTGTTATCTGTGATACAACAAATAACACACCAACTCGTATTGATCGATCAGAGTTATGGGTAGATATTGCTATCGAACCTGTAAAAGCAGTTGAGTTCATTTACATCCCATTACGTGTAGTGAATACTGGTGCTATCAAGGCCGGCGGCGGACAGTAATTAAATATTAAAGATTAAGGAGCAATAAATGCCAATTTCAAGTTTAAGTAGACTAACAGTACCAGCAGGAGGGTTTGGTGCCGGCGGTCAAGGCATGCTAATGCCAAAATTAAAATATCGCTTCCGTGTGATATTAAGCAACTTTGGTGTTAACGGTTTGCCTGCAACAGAATTAACAAAACAGGTTATGAACTGCACACGCCCTGCTGTGACTTTTGAAGAAATCAAACTACCGATTTACAATAGTACAATCAAAATAGCAGGTAAGCACAGCTGGACTGATATTAAATTAACATTGCGTGACGATATCAACGGAAATGTGTCAGCACTAGTTGGTCAACAACTACAGAAACAATTTGATTTCTTTGAACAAGCGGCAGCTCCTGCGGCTATTGATTATAAGTTCCAAACTTATGTTCAAATCCTAGACGGTGGCAACGGTGCATACGAGCCACAAGTACTAGAAACATGGGAATTGCTAGGTTGCTATATTAAGACTGCTACATACTCAAACGTTGATTACAACGTAGGTACAGAACCAGTTGATGTTGCATTAGATATAACATATGACAACGCACTACAGGTAGATCCAATCGGCAACGTTGGTCCTGGAGTTGGCGGACCTGGATATGGTCTAGGCTTCAACGGTGATGCGGCCACAGGTTAATAGTTTTTAACTGTTATCTAAAAACCCGGATTAATTTTCGGGTTTTTTTATGACATAAATATTGTTATGAGCCAAGCCTTTACAAATTTCTTAGGTAATACAGGGGATTATAATCTCAAAGATTATCAACACGCGAGTCTATTGTATAGAAGCGATAATTACGCTAAAACTCCAAAGTTAGGATTTTTATATTTTGTTAGTTTTTCAATTAATCCTAGTGTGCCCTTAGATGCTGGTTGGGGAAACATAGGAAAAAGAGAAGTTGGACTGTTAGTTAAAAAGATAGATCTTCCAAAGTTTCAACCTAAAACAGAAATTGTTAATCAATATAATAGAAAAACAATTATTCAGACAGGTATAACTTATCAAAATATTAATATCGAATTTCACGATGACAACAGCAACTTGACAAGAGATTTGTGGACCAATTATTATCGTTATTATTTTAGAGACAGTACGTATAGCACAGGTGCAAATGGCCAACTTCCTAACGAATTTAAAAATACAAAATATGGGCAAAATGATTATGCCTACGGCCTAGACGGTCAGCAAGTAGAACCGTTCTTTGACAGTATTACAATCTACGTGTTGCATCAACAAAATTTTACACAATATACTCTAGTTAATCCTATGATCACAGACTGGAACCATGACAGCTTAGATCAAGATGTAGGAAATAGAGTTTTAGCTAATAAAATGACCACTGCCTATGAAAATGTTTTATATAATAAAGGCAAAATTGTCAAAGGTAGTAGTCCAGAAGGATTTGCCGCGGTATATTACGATTCTCAACCCAGTTCGATTGCTGTTTCAGGCAAGAGCAACGGTGCTAACACTCCAATGGGAGCAAGCGATGTGTTTGGTCCATTACCGGGATACACCCAACAAGGTGAAACCCCAGTAGACAGGTCGCCTAACGGCCCGTCAAGTTCTCAACAAGGTCCTAGCCAAGGACAATTAAACAAAGCCGGAGAGACAATGAGCAACGGAGCCTTAGATGCACTACAAAGCTCAGGAGCTCAAATTGGTGATGTTGGTTCAGCAATTAATTCTCAAATAAACTCACCGTCTACAAACGACCTAGGTAATCTACCAATTAATCCGTTCTCTGGATCTAACGACGGAATTAGCACCACAGCAGAACCGATAGACCTTGGACCGTAATATTAGGAATTTAAATCATGACTATTCAAAGTAATTTGCCTGCCCAGGTTAATAAGAAGGATGCAACCCTGCAAGCATTTGATACGTATTACTCAAAACCTTTAGAATTGGATGCAACTACCTTTGCGGCAATACAAGGATTTTTTGAATCTCGAGGATTTTCTAAAACATCTGCCGAGACCATAGCCGTTATTATTATTAAACAGGCCAAGCAAGACGGATTTAATCCCATGGCAGTTCTTGATAATCTCAAGGGTCTTAGTGACATTGAAGTTAGTGCGTTGGTCAGTGAAATTTTAAATTATAATCGATTAAACACCAGTCAACTTGGATATGCGGCAAAATTTACACCCAATGAAGAGATACTAAGAAACATAGTAGCATGAGTCTTAAATTTAGCCAGGGAATTTATAAGGTAAAAAACCCAGAAAAATATGTCGGAGCAGGAGCTCCTCGATATCGATCATCTTGGGAATTTACTTTTATGACTTTCTGTGACAATAATCCTTCAATACAGCAGTGGTCAAGTGAACCTGTTAGAATACCTTACAGAGATCCACTGACAGGTAAACAAACTGTGTATGTTCCAGATTTTTTAATTGTTTATCTAGATAAGAATACTAAGCGTCATGTAGAAATGATTGAAATTAAACCTTCAAATCAAATGCTGAGAGAAAAGGTTGGTAAAAATCCCTATAACCAAGCACAGTTTGTTAAAAATCAGGCCAAGTGGTCGGCGGCTGGCGCATGGTGTAAGCAACAGAATATTTCGTTTCGCATTATCAATGAAACAGATATTTTTCACAATGGATCCAAACGGAAATAAGTAATATTATGAAACTACTTTATTTGATGGGAGCTACCTGGACTAATAAATGTATGTTTGATTTAGATACCGTGGAAGATAGTTTTGCAGATATTCTAAAAAAACAAAATGTAGAAGTTTTTACATTTGATATTTTAGATAGTCATCAAGAAAATTTAGATCATGCTTCTAAGTTAATAGAAGAGTTTGGAATAGATTATTTGATGGGATATAGTTATGGTTGCGTTGTTGCAAAAGAACTAGCAAAAAAACATAAATTAAAAGGAATCATGTTTTTAGATCCTTTTGCGGCAGTGGTAGTAGAAAGTATAGAAATGAATAACAGACTTTTTATCACAGAACAGGCAATATGCAAGGCATTAGAAGAATATAAAACTAATATTAAACAATCTATTTTACAGGATTATTTGAAAATGATTGTAGATCGACCCTTTCAAATTTATCCTAAAAAGGTTGTTAAAGAACAATTTGAAGGATTTAATATAAAGGATTTAACATGTGCATTACAGGTATTTTTAACTAAAACACCTAAAAAATTTGTGGAGATGTTATTCCCTAAAGAGATTATAAAACGAAACTCAGATGCAAGCCACTGGATACTATTAGAAGATCACAGATATTGGCTAGCTGATCAAGTCGTTAAATTTATGAGTTTACAACATGACTAAGAAACTTGAAGAACTACTAGACCTAGCACCTAGTGTAGAGCCGTTAGTAGAGCCAGAACCTGCTACAGCACCTGTACCGATTATCAATCTTGAAGAGAAATTAGAAGAATTTGATAAAATCAGTGCCGCGCTACCTCGAGTAAAAGGCCTCGGAGATATTAGCGATGCAGAATTAGATCAACTTGCATCTAAAGCTGAAAAAGCATACGATGACCTTATGGACTTAGGTATGAATGTTGAAGCAAAATACAGCACTCGTATGTTTGAAGTTGCCGGACAAATGATGCAGGCCGCCATAACTGCTAAGACTAATAAAATTGATAAAAAGTTAAAGATGGTCGATCTACAGCTTAAAAAGCTAGCAATAGACAAAAAGCATGGTGAATCTGATACTGTGCAAGGAGAAGGATACATACTAACAGACCGCAATAGTATCCTAGAAAAACTTAAGAATATGAATAAATAATACACTATGACAACTTTCAAACAATATCTCGCAGAATCTAAAAAACAGTACCCGTTTCGTGTTAAGATAGCCGGTCAGTTTTCTACTGAACAAGAATCGTCAATGAAATCGGCACTAGGAAAATATACTGTGGCTGAATTCAAAAAAGTCACAACAACTCCAGTTCAAGAACTTCCTTTAGATTTTCCTCAATTAAAAAATTGTGAAGTTAGCATTTACGAAGTCACACTAGATTATCCGTCAACTCAACAAGAGTTAACAGAATACATCAGCACTGAGTTAGGAGTTAGTAAAAATAATCTAGCAGTTCGCCGTCCAGGCGAACCCACTGAGGAATATCAACACGACG